TTACCACTTAGATAGGTTTTGCAATATAATTTTCCGCTCAGCGAGTAAGTTATTATACATATCCTCACTTAGAGAATCAGTTAGTTTAAATTTGCCTTTTTTTAAATTAAGCCCATTAACACCTTCATAAAGTGATTTTGATATAGAATCTCTATCATTTTTATCTTTAAGATTGGCATCTAACTCTGATATATATTTATTAAGGTCCAAAAGATCATTGTAAATAATTAGTGGCGAATTATCCTTTCTTACTAACTTATTTTCAATTGTTGTCATCTTATTGTGTATTTTTTCAAGCGACCCAACAATTCCTTTTCTAGCTTCCACTCTGATGATCTCATCTTTACTTCTTGATTTTGTTTGAAATAAAACCTCAGAATTAACAACATTACCAATTTTAGAAACATCAGCTATGATAGCTTTAATACCCTCTCTATACTCAGGATAGTTACTGATAGCATGTCCTACTGGATTAATTGCACTTAATAACACACAGACTTTACCATAGGCAGTTATTTTCGCCTTAATAGATCCATCTTCAAATTCAACCTCTATATCAATATCTTCATATAGGAAGAACTTTAACCTCTTTTGAGCATACTCAGTAATGCTATCCTTTATTCTCTGAAGTTCATCTTCTTTTTGTTTGTCGGAAAAAGATGTTAACCATGTTGGTTCAACATGTACGTAGGATTGACTTAATATATTACTATCTATGTAATTAGCCATAAAGTCCTTCGGTTTTATAGAGATAGGTCATTTTGTGTGTTAGTACTCACCAATATACCAATCTGATTATCAATTAGCCAAACACTTTTTTGATATAATGAAGGTCACATCTGAGCAGTCTTTTCACACCTCAACCTAACACAGTGCTGAAGACTTGCATCCCAACGCTTGCTCTTAGTCAAAACCATAATTTAGCCGTGTCAGCAGCATAACATTGTTAGATTAAGTTTTAGTTAAGGGATTGAGTCTTAATGCTTCTTCAAGATGTTCGGGGGCGAAATGAGAATATCGCATGGTCATTTTGATATCGGTGTGCCCAAGCACTCTTTGCAAAACCAGAATGTTGCCGCCATTCATCATGAAATGGGATGCGAAAGTGTGACGCAATACGTGAGTTAACTGACCAGCAGGTAATTCAATCTCTGTGCGCTCAAGGGCCGAACGGAAAGCGCCGTAGCAATTTTTGAATAATCTGCCTTTTTTCACTTCAGGCAAAGAGTCATGAAGTTCTTCGCTTATGGGTATGGTTCTATTTTTCCGGCCCTTGGTCTTTGTGTAAGTGATTTTATATTTCGTGATCTGGCTTCTATTCAGTTCTTCCGCTTCTGACCAGCGTGCACCTGTTGAGAGGCATAGTTTAACAATACAAACGAGGTCATTATTATTTTCTCGCCCACATTCAACTAATAAAAGTTCGATTTGTTCTTTTGACAGAAAAGCCATCTCACTTTCTTCTGTACGGAAAGGGCGCACATTCTTGATCGGGTTGCCGCCTTTCCATTCCCCCAAACGGCCAAGCTCATTAAAAACAGCCCTAAAATATGCCAGCTCAAGATTAATGGTTCGTGGAGCTACTTTCTTCACTCTGTTAGATCGCGCGTAGTCGCCAGAAAGACGTTTTTCGCGATAGCGGGAAAACATCTGAGCATCAAATTCCCTAGCGAGTGGTTGTCCCATGCATTCGTAGGCATGAGTCATAGCATCCTGTCGCCGTTCGCCATCTTTTAGAGTAATACCGTGAGCTGTGTACCAAGATTTTATCAACTCCAGCAAAGTACGGTTATCCTCCTTTTCTTCCTGCCACGGCTTTGTGATAGTGTGCTGCTCGAATGCAATTGCCTCCCCTTTGGTCGCGAATTTCTTGCGTATGCGTTTGCCCTTTGCACCATTAGGATACAACTCGCACAGCCACCATCCATCAGTTTGTTTCCTGATAGCCATCAGTTTACCTCTGTATAAATCCCGACGACGCGCCCAAGGGTTTTGATCTCATCAATACCGCATTCAAAGGGAACTTTTCCGCCAGCAACGTGCAATTTTCTTGCAGGCAATAATGTCAAATCACGGATGCTGACAGAGCCTTCTATATCTACCAGCCATGTGCCATCAGAAAGGGATGCATCTTTTTCCACTACATGAGTTTTACCATCGGACTTAACACAAATCGGGTGAGTAAGAGCCTTGCTAAAAAGCTTGTAATCAATGTTCAAAGAGCCGTTTTCAATAAGGCACCCTTCACTTAAAGTGAATAAATCAAGAGCAGGATGACTTTTTTGGGTATTTTCGGCATTTACTTCTCTTTTTGACGTTTGACCTTCTCCTGTTAGTAACCAGCGCGTATCTATTCCAGTCTCTAAAGAGCAATGAACAATGAAGTCATAGGAAATGGAACCGCGTGTATACCGGTTTTGTAGGGAGCTTGCCGCGATATTGAAGTGCCTAGCTAGCTGGACTTTTTGGCTAAATCCGTATGCTTCGCAGATTCGGTTAAGAACATCTTCATTACTAATACCAGCATCTTTTTTCATATAATACGTACCTGAGTATTGATTAATGCGTATTTACGCATTAAAGTGCGGCTAAGCCTGAGTCATTGATGGCAATAGTTGGCAAACATGGGCTATCAATGGTTAAAATTAACTAATAGGAAATCATGCACTATGACAACACTCATTACAATCAAGATTCCCCGCGCAACAGTATTCCCAGAAGAGTTTGCCGCTTTAGAAGGTGTTTCTGTTCGTACTGTCTATCGTCAAACCACTGGGGATAATCCCCGTATTCCCATTGAGCCACGCACTATCAAGAAAGGTAATAAGCGTGCTGGCGGCCCTATCAAAATTCTTTATGCTCGTTACAAAGAACTAGAAGCAAGAAAAGCTCTTGGTCATTCCCGTTTTCAAATCGTCATCGGTGCGTAATTCACATTAAGTGAATTTTGAGGGGAAAACATGTTTGATTTTTCTGTTTCTAAACATCCGCACTTTGAGAATGCATGTCGCCAGTTTCCAACGCGCCACAATCTGACGCAGTTGGCTAAACAGTTAGATATGAATGCGCAAACTTTGCGAAACAAGCTCAACCCAGAGCAACCGCACCACCTTACTGTTACTGAATTGCTTGCTATCACCGACGCAACAGAAGACGCCAGCCTTATCGATGCCATGCTGGCGCAAATAAACTGTATGCCGTCAGTGCCAGTAAATGAGGCCAGCGCCGATAACATTTCTACCTATGCACTTAAAGCAACTGCCGCCGTGGGCTTGATTGCCGCTGCTGCTGTTCAAGGCGATCATAAGACTGCTTCCCGTAAATCATCTCTACTGGATACCGTCAACACGGCAATTCGCCACCTGTCACTGATTGGCCTGACAGTGCAAGCGCGCATTCAATCAACCCCTGCACTTGCTTCAACTGTTGATGTTATTAGCGGCTTGGGTGCTGTCGCAGGTTTGAGTTGAGGTGTCTTTATGATTATTTCTATTGCTCCACTGTTAAAACAGCAAAGCCCAGTAAACCTGCGCCATTTCGGTAACGGTGTACTGGAGTTGAAGAACGGCCAGCGCTGGAAGCCGGGAAGTAATCAAAAGGCGCTTTTACAAGAATTGTCCACAACAAAGAAGACGCCACGATTACGCCGTCTATTCGGTCGTTAATTGGGGGTTATATGTTGCAATTAACAGAAGCTGAAAAATTAAGAATGACGGGAATTGCCCGAATTACTGAATTTAAAGAAAAGTATTTACGACATAGGAAAAATGTTGCTCAAGAGGCTTTTGATAAATCGCCTGCGCATTTGCGTAAAACAATTTGTTTTCATGCTGGCTTAAAAAGTCGTCATGTGAATATGCAGTTTTCAGAATTAACGCCAGCAGAAAGAGAATCTGTTGTTGAAACGTTGAATTACTTAATTGAGTTTACTCGTTCGTTGCCGTCGTTTGTCAGTAATGATGACTGCGCACTGAATATTATTAATTATCACCGCAATATATAGCGTTCTACTCGCCGGGTTTCGTATTGCCTAAAAACAGGAATTATCTATGCAGAATACAACACAAAATATATGGATGGGCGTAGACCCGGCCAAGCCGGGCAGTGACCGCTCAGTCACAATGATGTCAGTTGAATCAATGGAGCTAATGCTCAATGAAGCGCGCAGGGATGAAAGAAAGAATCAGGCCGCGCTGGTTTCATTTCGTTTGGATGAGATTGCTAATCAAATCCTAAACCGAGAATTGAACGGCGTAGAGGCGGCGGAGCTGCTTAATCAAATAGCCGAGGGAATTCTTAACCAAGCGCAGGCGCAACACTGATGATTGATGAAATCATTATTGATGCTCGTTACGCAATTACGTTGCTTGAGCCAACCCGAACTATAAATCGCATTCCAAACCTCGTGCTTAACGAGATTAAATTCACCAAAGAAAATGAAAGGGTGTTAGCCGTAATTGCTCATTATCCGACAAGAGTTAGTTTGGTAAGTGATTTAATTCATCATCGTATTTATCGCTCTGGCGTTAATTCTATTTCGGCGTTGGTTGAGGAAACTAAACGCCTTGCTGAATTATGTGAGAAAGGATTTAAAGATTTTCACTCTCCTAACTTATTACCTAAATAAAGGATTTATTATGCATATTAAAATCGGTGAAAAACACGTTGTTACTTCTGACAGTCTGCAATTTATTCTTAATGAAGTAAAAGTAAGCCAAAAAGGTAAAAGTGAGGGGCAGGAACGTTTAGAGCCAATTGCTTATTATCCAACTATTGCCCAACTGGTTGAGGGATTAATAAAGCGCAATATAGGTGAAGCGCAGATTAATAGTTTTGCATCACTTGGGAATGAAATTGGTCGTATCGGTAAACTGTGCCAAGAAGCCTTTTCAGCCAAATGACAGATTCAATCCGTGGCCGCATTATCCCAACTCCGCCGCTACCTTATCCGGGCAGCGGTGCTGCTGTTCCTGCCTATACCTACCCCGGCAGCAAACCGCGCCAAACCTTGCCCGGCATTCAAAGACCGCTTACCCGTGAACAACTGATTCAGGGGCAAGCCGTTTTAGCCAATATCCATAATCTGCCTCACTTCCTGCGTAGCCAGTTTATTTCTCGCTATCAATACCTGTTAGCCAATAAAGGGCTAAACGACGCTAATAAATGGCTGGTATTTGTTTTTGACCAGCGTATCTGGCCGCGTATTCAGGTGGTCAATAGCAAAAATGTTATGCGCCTCAGTGCATCAATGAGCTTTTCCATTGATGCCCCAACCTATGCCAGCCTAGCGGGTATGCATGATAAAGAGCTGCGCCGCTTTGCCCGCAAAATCGGTGATGAGCTAATGGTGGCGTACAACCATCATTGTGATGAATGCATTAAGGCTAATCAGGGTGACAGGGCCGTTTTATTGCAGGCCGATACGCAGGTACGGATATTCGGCGATCTTGCCAGAATGGCGCGCGCTTTTAATATCACCCCGATGCACTGGCGCAAATACATGAAAGGCCGGTTAGATATCACGTCTGCTATCGCCAGCCTATCCCGGCTGGTTAACCCTGAGTGGTGGGAGCGCAAACTCAAAGCACAGAGAACCCGTTGGCGGGAAGCGTTATTGATTGCTGTCGGTAATGTCAGCCGTGATAAGTCAGCGTCTTCTTATGCCAGTAAGCAGGCTATCCGCGAAGTATTCGCCCGTCGCCAGTCTAATCTGGAATATCTCAAAAGCTGCCAGTTAGAAAATATTGAAACCGGTGAGCGCATCGACCTGATTGATAAGGTGATGGCGAGTATTTCCAATCCAGAAATTCGCCGCATGGAGTTAATGAACACCATCGCTTTTACTGAAAAATATGCTGCCGGGCAAAAGCACGTCGGTATGTTTCTGACCATCACCACCCCGTCCAAATATCACCCAACTCGCGTTGTTGGGAAAGGCGACAACGAGAAAGTACAGCTTAATCATAAGTGGAATGATGAAGCCTATTCACCCAAAGACGGCCAGCGCTATCTCTGCAAGATTTGGAGCAAGATGCGCACCGCCTTTAAAGACAACGAATTAAGCGTCTACGGAATGCGGGTGGTTGAGCCACACCATGACGGTACACCGCACTGGCATATGATGCTGTTTTGCCAACGCCGCCAGCGCCAGCAGATAATCGACATCATGCGCCGCTATGCGTTGAAAGAAGATGGTGACGAGCGCGGGGCTGCTAAATACCGCTTTGAGTGTAAGCACATGAACAAAGGCGGGGCCGCTGGCTACATCGCTAAATACATTGCCAAGAATATCGACGGCTATGCGCTTGAGGGTGAACGTGACCATGAAACCGGTGAGCTGCTGACTGACTCCGCTGCGGCGGTGACAGCGTGGGCGGCAACATGGCGCATTCCTCAGTTTCGCCCGATTGGACTTCCTTCCATGGGAGTCTATCGCGAGTGTCGCCGTATCCGCTCTATTAGTCTGGCCGAGACTTTCGACGAAACCGTGGAAGCTGTGCGCCATGCGGCTGATGAGGGTGATTTTGCTGCCTACATCATGGCGCAAGGTGGCACCAATTGTGGCAACCAGACCGTCCGGTTAGCCAAGCGCGTCGCTGATGAACTCAACGCCTACGATGAAGAAGTACAGAAAGTCGTCGGTATCTACGCGCCGCATTTGGGCGCTGGCCGAGTCATTTGACCCACGCGTCTACGGTTGCCGCATTAATCTGGAGCACCTGAAAAGCTACTCCCCGGACAGCACTTTCCGCCGCTATGGCGATGTTTCAGCACTTAAAGCGGAAACCATTGCAGACGATTCCATCCTGAACGGTAAGCGTGCGTTGTTCGCCCAAATCAGCCCAACTGATGATTTGGTGCAGATGAACAAAGCATTACAGAAAATTTATACCTCCATGGAAATTAGCCCGAACTTTGCCAATACCGGTAAAGCCTATCTGGTCGGGCTGGCTGTGACCGATGTCCCCGGCGCACTGGATATCGCCCGTTATGCCCTGCGTTATCAGTTGGTGCCAACTGACCGCTTTACCCGCTCTACCGCTTACCTGATTGCCGAGGAAGTGGCCGAGTCTGCCGGGCGCGCTTACGCCACCGGCAAGCCGATTGATATTGACCATTTGTTGCAGACCATTGAGCTGATGGAGGGCGAAGACATGCCCGATCAAGTGCGCGCCAAACTGCATAAAATCACCGGCTATGTACTGCGTGACAGTGACCGGGGCGAGCTGGCCCTGAATCACCTTAACCGCGCACTTCAACTCAACGTGAAATGTGGCGTTAAAAAAGACATTGAGCGGCTGGCCGTGAAGTTAAAGAACGCCGCCAGCCGCTAACCCGAACGCTCCCCGAGCCGGGCGGCACGATGGCCGCAACCGATTTTATCGTGTTAACGCCGTCGTCCACCGCCCACCCATTCTGATATTGAGGTTGCCATGACCACTGTTGTTATCCCCGCGCCACGGCCTGACAAAACGGCCGAACCGGTGATTGAAAATACCTTTTTCTGGCCTGTAGTTGACCCGATAAAACTGCGCGAATTATTGCGCCTTGAGGGAACCGTCACCGCCGAGCGCCTGCGCTTCACCATCAAGGGCGCAATTGCCGAGGTCAACGCCGAGCTGTACGAGTACCGCCGTGACCAGATGGCCGCTGGCTTTAAAACACTGGCCGAGGTGCAGGCCGAGCTGTTGGACGGCGAAAGCATCCAGTTGGCCGAATACCAGCGGGCGGTCTGTGCCATTACCGCCGCGCTGCTGGCTGAACGTTATCGCGGTTATGACGCCAGTGCGCGCGGTGATAAACGTGCGGAGGCCATTGAAAGTACGGTTGATGAGTTGTGGCGTGATGCGCGGATTAGCATTCGCAACATTGCCGGTAAGCCGCACAGCATTATTGGCCTTATCTGATGCGGGTTTACGCGTTGCAAGGCGACACGCTCGACGCACTGTGCTGGCGACATTATGGCCGCACACAAGATGTGCTGGAGCAAGTCTATGACGCAAATCCGGGGCTGTCGGAACTGGGGGCCATTCTGCCCCACGGCTATCCGGTAGAGTTGCCCGACATGGCCCCGGCGGCCCAACGTGAAACCGTTCAATTATGGGATTGAAAATGGAGAAAATCAGCTCTGCGGTAGCCTATGTTTTTGCGCTGCTGTTGGCGTTTATTGGCGCACTGAGTCCGCAAGATATCGCGTTTTATGTCGCTGCGGTGGCCGCTGCTGCCACCTGTCTTATCAACTGGTACTACCGGCGCAAAAGTTATTTCTTACTGAAAGAGCTGGGTATCAGGCGGGAGGTGTTCGATGAACTCAATCGTTAAACGCTGTCTGGTCGGGGTCATTCTGGCGCTGGCCGCCACCTTGCCAGACTACCAGACGCTCAACACATCGGCCGCCGGGCTAAAGCTGATTGCCGATTATGAGGGTTGCCAGCTCAACGCCTACCAGTGCAGCGCCAACGTCTGGACAAATGGCATCGGCCACACGGCAGGCGTGAAGCCGGGCAGCGTTATCAGTGAGCGACAGGTGGCGGTCAATCTGGTTACTGATGTGCAGCGGGTCGAGCGGGCTATGGCGGTGTGTATGCCGGTTGCCATGCCGCAACCGGTTTATGACGCAGTGGTGTCGTTTGCCTTTAATGTCGGCACTAGCGCGGCCTGTCGCTCGACACTGGCCTTTTTTGTCAATAAGGGGGACTGGCGCAGCGCCTGTAATCAGTTGCCGCGCTGGGTGTATGTCAATGGCGTGAAAACCAAAGGGTTAGAGCGTCGCCGCACCACCGAAAAAACACACTGCATGAGCGGGGTCTGATATGCGCATAGCGATGATGTTGATAGTGGTGTTATTGGTTGCGCTGGGGTGGTACGCCAACCGACTGAGCCACGATATCGACGGTGCTAACCGGATTATTGGCACATTATCAGCCGGGATTGAGAGCAGGGACAACGCGATCACCCGGCTGCAAGATGAGGCCCGGCAACAGGCAGACAATGAGCGGGCGTTGCGCCAGTCACTGAGCCACGCCAGTACGTTGTCATTATCGCGTGAACAGAAAATACAGAGGTTACTCAATGAAAATAAAGCCTTGCGTGATTGGTTCGCTACTGCTTTGCCTGATGATGTTATCCGGCTGCACCAACGCCCCGCGTTCGCCAGCCCCAACGATTATTTACGTTGGCTGTCCGACAGTGAACAGTTGCCCGCTGCCGGGCAGTAGTCCGGCGGTTAATGGTGATTTAAGTGCCGACATACGCCAGTTAGAAACCGCACTGGTGGCCTGCGGGCTGCAAGTGGAAGCCGTGAAACAGTGTCAGGAACAGCATCATGTTAAAACCCAAACTGCTACGCCAAGCCTTAACCGACAGTCTGCCACTGTTCCAGACTAACCCGGAGCGGCTGAAAATGTTTGTTGATGGCGGGCGCATTGTCTCGACGCTGGCCCCGTCGCTCTCTTTTGAGAATCAATATACGCTGACGCTGTTTATTGAGGATTTCCCCAGTGATGTTGATTATCTCTTTGTGCCAATACTGGCATGGCTGCGGGAGCATCAACCGGACATCATGGCGACAGAAGAAAAGCGCCGCAGCGGTTTTATTCATAAGATTGATGTGATTAGCGATGTGCTGAGTGATATCCGTATCGACCTGCAATTGACCGAACGGGCCATTGTGAAAGAGGTAGACGGCGCATTGCATGTTAATCATGCGCTAGAGCCGACATGGCCGGGGGCAGCAACGCGGCCAACAGCTATCTATTTCAACGGTGAAACAGTCAAATGAATGAGCTGAAACCCTTTGATGATGCACTGGCCGGGCTGATTGCCAACTTAACCCCCAAGGCGCGCAAAGCGCTGGCGGCCACAGTTGCCAAACGCCTGCGCGCCAGTCAACAGCAACGCATTAAACGCCAGCAAGCGCCAGACGGCACCCCGTATGCTACGCGTAAATCTCAACCACTGCGTAAACCCAAGGGCCGGATTAAGCGGGAAATGTTCGCCAAGTTGCGCACCGCCCGCTATATGAAAGCCAACAGTAGCCCTAATGAGGCGGTGGTCGAGTTTGCCGGGCGCGTGGAACAAATGGCGGCAGTGCACCATTTTGGCCTGCGTGACCGTCCGAACGTGCACAGCAAAGATGTGCAGTATGACGAGCGGCCGTTGTTGGGGTTTGATAAAGACTCTATACAGTTGATTGAAAAGGAGTTACTAATAAAGCTCTCAGATAACTTATAAACGATGATTGATTTATGGATAAAAAATTTAGTTTATTGAGAAATAAAATAAAGAACTCGCAAAACTTAGTAATGAGTAAAATTATTGCAGATCATAATGCAGAAATCTGCGTACTTTGCGGAAGTGAAAATGAAATAACACGAGAGCACGTCATTCCGCAGTGGGCATTTGAAGCGAATCAAAAAAAATCTCTCATAAACACAAAAAATAATCAGTCAGCTAGTTATATTAAGACAACAATACCAGCATGTAGAACGTGCAACTCCGAGATATTGGGTGCTTTTGAGGATTATCTGAAAAGGCTGCTACAGGAAAAAGAGTGCGATGAACTAAACAACTATGAAATAGATTGCTTAATCTGGTGGCTACAGTATGTAGGTTTTAAACTACAACTAATGGATCTCCGTTCGCGGTTCCTGAGATACAAGGGGAAAGACTATATTCCTTTCTTGTCAGATATTCCTGTGGCGATGTTTTGGGGCGATATTGATACCACTCCCAATAAAGTATTTAACATCATTAGAAGAAGCCGGAGAGAACTAACTAAAAAAAGAAAAGAAAATAAATTTAATTCACTATTAACATTTAAAACAAAAAATGAAAGTTTTTATTTCTTTCATAAAGTAGATGAGTTTATTTATATTGAAATGCCTCAAATAAAAAAAGCATTCTTCTTGTTTTTTAATAAAGAGTTTGACGACCATAAAACAGCACATTCCGAATGTATGGAAGTCATCGAAAAAAACTATAACAGCTGAGTTTTCATGTTGTGCCAGCTCTGACAAAACCCGCATAAATTGCCGCCTGACCTGTTGGGCGGCATCCTTTCTGCATGCAAACTCAAACCCAAATCACTGAAATTCTGCGCCTGCTGCGCAACCTTGTCCGTATTGGCACGGTGGCCGAGGTCGATCTCGACCAAGCCCTGTGCCGTGTGGCGACAGGGGACAATACCACCGGCTGGTTAAACTGGCTGACGCTGCGCGCTGGTCAATCGCGATCATGGTGGGCACCGTCTGAGGGTGAGCAAGTATTGATATTGTCCCTTGGCGGTGAGCTCGATACCGCCTTTGTGCTGCCGGGTATTTTCTCTGATGACTTCCCGCCACCGTCGGCCTCGGCGGATGGCCTGTATATCGCCTTTCCTGACGGTGCCACATTGCACTATGAACCTGAGAGCGGCGAGTTGCTGGCTGACGGCATCAAAACGGCGGTTATCAATGCGGCTGAATCGGTCACTATCACCGCCCCCAATATCACCTGCGCCGCCTCGGTCAAAATCTTGCTGGACACACCCGAAGTGGAATGCACCAACAACCTGACCACAGCCACACTGAACGTGAAAAGCGGCGGCAAGATGAGCGGCAATATCGAACACGCTGGCGGCCAGTTTTCATCTAATGGCGTGGTGGTTGATAACCATAACCACGGCGGAGTGCAGCGCGGTGGTAGTTACACGGAGGGGATTCAATGACAACAGCCACATACCTCGGCATGAGCCGCAACGCTGGGCAGACCATTACCGATGCTGACCATATCAGCCAATCCATCGCCGACATTCTGATTACGCCCGTCGGTTCGCGGGTGATGCGCCGCGCTTATGGTTCGCTGCTCTCGGAGCTGATTGACCAGCCACAAAATCCGGCCTTGAGACTACAAATCATGGCCACCAGTTACAGCGCTATTTTGCGCTGGGAACCGAGGGTCAAGCTGACGGGCATCACTTTTGATACCACCTTTGACGGAAAAATGGTGGTCGATATCACTGGCACCCGCACCGATAGCGCGGCCCCACTCTCATTCACCATTCCTGTGAGCTGAACCTATGGCAACCATTGACCTGAGCCTGTTACCCCCGCCTTTTGTGGTGGAAGAACTGGATTATGAAACCCTGCTGGCGGAACGCAAAGCCACGCTGATTTCTCTTTATCCGGAGGAACAGCGCGCCGCCGTGGCCCGTACCCTGTCACTGGAGTCGGAGCCGCTGGTCAAGCTGTTGCAGGAAAACGCCTACCGTGAGGTGATATTGCGCCAACGCGTCAATGACGCGGCCCGTGCGGTGATGGTGGCCTATGCCGTCGGCAGTGATTTAGACCAGCTTGGCGCAAATAACAACGTTGAGCGGCTGGTGATTATCCCAGCAGACCCCACGGCCATTCCGCCGATTGAGTCAGTGATGGAATCTGACAGTGATTTTCGGGTGCGTATCCCGCAAGCCTTTGAGGGTTTGAGCGTCGCAGGGCCAACGGGTGCTTATGAATATCACGCCAAAAGCGCTGACGGCCGTGTGGCCGATGCATCGGCAATCAGCCCGACACCCGCCTGTGTCACGGTCACGGTGTTATCGCGTGAGGGTAATGGCGAAGCCTCAAACGAGCTGCTGGCCGTGGTTGAGGCCGCACTGAATGATGAAAACACGCGGCCGGTGGCTGACCGGGTAGCCTCGCTCAATGGTGCAGTGGCCGCCGTCAAAGCTGGGCGATTGTTATTTATCAAGCCGGGCAGTGGTGTCACGGCCAGCGGTAAACCCATTCCGCAGATGACCATTACCCGGCAGGATGGCGACCAGCACAGTTTTAGTATTGCTGACCGGGGCGCGTATACCGGCGTGAGCGCCAGTTGGTTGCACACTAAAGACCCCAAACCGGCCAAGCCGAAAAAGGTTAAGTTGCAGCGCAAGCCCAAGTTTAAACAACTCCGCGCGCTGGAACACCCCAAAGCCAAACCGACCCGCGCCAAAGCAGCCGCAGTGAAAAAATCGGTGGAGGAAAAACAAGGGGATTATCTGGTGGGGTCAGAAGATAACGTTTTTGTTATCACCACGGTTTACGCCACGCAAAAAGCCGCCATGCGTGCCGCTCAATCTAAATGGGAGAAGTTACAGCGCGGTGTGGCTGAGTTTTCTATCACCTTAGCCATGGGGCGCGCTGATTTATTCCCTGAAACCCCAGTTGCGGTCAATGGCTTTAAATCCGTGATAGACCAACAAAGCTGGATAATCAGCAAGGTATCGCACAGCCTGAGTAACAGCGGCTACACCACACAATTATCTCTCGAAGTGTTGTTGTCAGATGTGACCTATGAGGCTGAATGAAATTCACAATAAGTGATTTTATCTATATTAAGTTCACATAAAGCTAATTTTTAAGCGTTTGTAATGCTATCATATTTGCATAAGCAGATAGAGGAGGGGACACCAATATGATGCATTGCCCGATTTGTAGAACCGCAGCACATGCTCGGTCTAGCCGTTACCTGAGTGAACAAACGAAAGAACGTTATCACCAGTGCACAAATATAAACTGTAGTTGCACCTTTGCTACTCATGAAACAGTTGATCGGATAATTGTTAAGCCGGGGGAAACAAAACCAGCACCACCCCATCCGAGTCGTAATAATCAAGCCGTGTTTTGGTATTAA